GCTGTCATTCCGACCTTCGTAACCAATGGCAACATCAGTGTGTGAGTCGTCAAACTCGAGAACATTAGTGTAGTCCTCAACAACGACTCTCTCCGTAAAAGGCTTGCCCCCTGTTCCTGCTTGAGAAACTTCATGGGAGTTGGCCAGTCCCTGCATATCTGCAACATTGCCAGCAGAGGAAGCAATGTTGTCCCCAAGTTGGGGAACTGTACTGTTATTGTTAGTATTATTGTTGTCAGTGACTAGTTCTTTAAAGGATCTCCACTTAATAGTCATTCGTGGGTCCGTTCTTTCAACCGGGCATGAAAAACCTTTATTTAGCGAGGCATACATGCTTAGAGAGTTAAATAACTCATCCTCGATAATACCTTCCCCTTCTACACAAACCTCGGATTCGTAAATGTAGTTAAGAAGACACTTGGATTTTGCTTTGCCTTGGCTAAGGACCGAGATCCTACTCGACCCGTTTGATAAGGAGTTGTCTCTCCTATGCATTTCCAGTCATTGGCTTTCTATATTGAGCCAGTGCTCTCTATCTCTAGGGAGCACAATTTCCACTCCAGGAAAGAAATCCTTAAGCAGTGTCTCAGAAAAATCAATAGCTGTTTCCATATCTTTTGTACTATGGCGAGCCATAGATGATATGAAATTGTGAATAATATCCACATGGTGTTGAACTTCAGTAACTTCGTTAGAAGCTTTCCTCCAACACATGGACTTAAAGATAGATTCTTTGGCTAAAGGTGCCAAATACAATCCATTCTCCTTATCCGGTAAGAATGTGCGTTTTAAAAACTCAGCATCCTCAAGTTTCGTGTATTCCTCCTGAACTTTCTTCTTATCAGCGGTAGTGTACTGAACACCGTGCTTAGCAAGGTACTCAGCCATATGAAGTTGAGTGAAGTTTGCTCGGGTGGAACAACAGGCATCATCGCCATAAGTAATCAGATTACAATTTCCATTGAAATCTTTATTACCTGCCCTATAAAAGACATATCTGTGATATATGGAGTTAATAATGCCATTAAATTGCGCTGTCATACTTTGACCTGATGGGTTGCCATTAGACAACTCAAGCAGTTGACCTCTGATGTTAAGTAGCACATAGACAATATCAGCCAAGATAAGAGATAGTGTTTTCTCTTGTTGGGGAGTTGCTCCTCCTTTTCTTGCGATACGTACTATGACACTAGCGGCACTAGCTTTGACCATTGCCTCCATCATCTTGTCAAACTTGGCATAGTCACCATTGAGCAGGTTCTCATGAGTAGTTAAATACTCAACAAGTTCCTGCCACTCTGATGGGTCAGTTGCATTAATTCCAATAGCCATTTCAGATTCATACCTATTCAATGAGAAAAATTGATTTATAACCAAAGTGTATTGTCTCATTATAATATTGAAAATGAAATTAGTACTAGAAAATACACGCATTTTGCACATCTCGACTTTGGATTTATTCCTAGGTTCGTCTTTGACGTGCGCAGTGAAGATCGTAAGCAATCTCTCGCCCGAATGTAACTTAGTCCACATACTGTCGTAGATAGCTTGTGTTTCGTCATTTAAGCGAAATTGATCTGTTTCAGGGATAGGCACCAAATAGTTCATTTTGTTACCGCTGAATGGATATCCAGCCCCCGTACTTTTCTTAATTGCATCCATATAATCTTCACCAGGAATACCGTTAATAGATTCATGCAAAGTCAGCACTCGATATTTAAAATCTAGTGCATCAAACCGTGCTAAATAAGATAATTCAGCTTTAGCTATGACAGAATCGTGAAATGGTAGACTGTGAATAGACAAACTATCCATAGCATGGACATAGGGATCGACCCATTGTCCATCGATGTGCTTGCCTTTCACAGCAGCCCGAGTTGGGCAAGTGAATTCACAAGTACCAAAAGTCGCTTGGACGCGTTTATTAAACTTCGTCCTAATAACTTCAGTTTTGAATCCAAAACCTGCTGGATAATCTTCCAGTGTTCCAATGTTGTGGACAATTGGAGATTTCTGCAGGTAGTTTTGATTGGCTTTGCAGCCAGGTTTAAGTCTATCATCGTATTTAACAACACGTGCTGAAAACAGCACCTTATTATTTGCACGAAAGAAAGACTTAGCTTTCTCGACAAAAGAAGGACGCAGAGGTGTGGCTCTAACCATTCTCCCAATTTTCGCGACATGAACCCCGTAAATTGAAAAACCTTTGGGATCAGTTGCTAAGACAGCGCTTCCGCTGTCGCCAGGCATAGTTTCAGCCGGGCCAGTTCGTCCTTCGGCCACGTGGACACCAAGTACATTACACGAAGTACATCGTGTAGAAGTGTACTCAATTATACGAGGTTCACGTGGAGGATCAGACAAAACTTTAGGCACGATAGTGATAAGATCAACTAAACCTTCATAATCATATTCGCGCAAGAACTTTTCAAGACTCTTACGCGGACTAGAAGTGTGATCTAACACAATAGCTATGTCCTGTTCAGGATCATGGTATACGTTCCGGCTAGAAAGACTTAGAGTATAAGTCTCTCCATTTGGCCTCTCAACATCCATATATTGTGGATAATGAGCGAGCATATGGTCAGCCGTAACGAGTAACCCATCGCCCAAGTCGAAACCAGAGCCAGTGGCTACTTCGCCATTAGGTAGCGGAGCAACCAATGACAACCTTCGTTTCTTAATGATTTCAACTAGTGAGTCTTTATCAATAGATTTAGAAGGTGGATTAGTTGGAATATCCAGTCGTTTTTCAGGGTTAGCCCAAGTCTTAGTAGATTCGGTGCGCAAAGGTGGTGCATTAATAATTTGATCAAGTGGTAAACTATTATATACATACCAAGCGCCCAACCCTATCGTGATTGCAATAGCAATTTCACGATAGTTCTTGGATACAAACCTTCGAGAAGCAATAGCTCC